TTTATCTTCTAGTTTGTTTTCGTCTTTATCTACTAAGTCTACACCTAACTCTTTCGCTTTTTTTTCTGCGGCCAATCTTTTGACATTCTCAATAGGGTCCGAGCTAACAGCAGCAAAACCAGCGACAACCGTTTCAAAAATATCTCGCGGTATACTAGCAAATTCGTCACTAATAATATCATTAGCACGCTGACCACGAATTTTTTGTCCGTCACCCAAAGGTAAACAGGTAACACGGGAATCATTAATACGCATAACACAACGGTCAACGTCACGGCGCGGTCCACTGTTCCCATCGCATATATCCCTTAATATTGGTGAATTATTCCAGATTGTTTCCATGTACTCAAAAAGAACTTTAGACTGCCTAAAGGCAGCACCTACTACTACAACTTTTCTACCCGGAAGTATGAGCGCTCTTAACATACAATAAAGAGATAAGATAAAAGATTTACCAAAACCTCGACTAGCTATTAACATTGGAAATTTGCGATTCCAAAGTTCATACAAAATAAGCGCCTGAGAAGGTAGTAGCTGTATGTTAAATATTTGTTTTACTAAAAAAGAAAAGTATTCTGGCCTAGTCATAAGCCAAGTAAGCTTTAAGTGAAATTCTTCATCTGAAGAATTTAGAATTGATGTGGGATTAAATAACTCCTTTTCGTCTACATCTATTTTTAACCAAGCTTCATCTATTTTTTTAAGTTTATTCATTAATATATACCATCAACAAATCCATAGTATATAGCCTCTTCTGCGCTCATATACCAGTCTCCGCTGTAAAGTTTCCTTTTTATATATGATTTAGTTTTTGATAAGTTATATTCTCTTTCTTTAAAGAACTTGCCAGTCTTGTGGCATTTTTCTGCGTATATACTTAGCATAGTTTCTGCATTCCGCTTATCAACTAAAGCGTAATTTTGTGAGCTTAAATAATCACCAGTTAAATCGCTTGACCCAAAATGACACATAAAGATAGAACTAGGAGTAATCATTCTTTTTGTAGCAGACTGTATAATCAGAGTACCCATTGAACAAAGTTGACCATATCCTATAAAAGTTGTTTTACATTTGCAATTTTTAATACAATCGTATATTCCCATACCCGAATACCAACAACCACCTGCCGTCTGCATATGTATAGTTATAGGTTCTTTGCTTTGTTTTTTAAGTATATTTAAGTTTTTGATAAAGGTTTGTAGCATTCTATGATCCACACCCGCAGATTCTCCAGAATCGTCATATTCATTTATGTATATGTCTCTATTTCTTACATCTATATTGTAAGAGTGGATTTCGCCCACGGTGTCTCTGTTGTTGGTCATGATTTTCGCCCTATAGTATATTTTTCATTAATCCTTTTTAATAAACTGCTGATTAAATCAAATGCACCTCTTTCACTACCAGCGAAAACAACATGAACGTCATTGAAAACAGCAAACTCCATTAAACATCTTAATATATATTTGCCAGTTACCTTTACTTTATCCTTTAACTCTTTTGGTATGTTTGCTCCTTGTGGAAAATTCATGACATCTTGCATAGAAAATTCGCAAACTATAAATTTATGTTCGTAGTCTCTCATTCTTTCTATTTCATTGTAGAAAGCATATTTACCTTTACCTAAATTAAGTGCTATTTCAGATACACTCGCTTTTCTTTCTATACAAACCTTGTCTTCCATTCCTAGTATAGAATAATCACCAGTGTCAAGCTTCCTTTGAACTGTCCCTTGGCATGTATTAAACTTTTTAAAAAAATAACCTTGTTGTTCTCTTGTGTCTCTTACTACGGTGTAACCCGGAGCGGTTTTATATTTACCCATTGTTTCTTCTCACTATGCTTTGAAATAGTCCTTGATAATGTTGTTCGCAACCTGTAACTTTTTTATGGCAATACTTACATAATGTTATGCCATTATCAATATCGTATCTCAACATAGAGGCACTTGCCCACTTTTTAATATGGTGAGCATTTAAATAATTGGTACGTTTACATCCCGGCATTTGACATTTAAAATTATCTCTTTTGTATACTTTTACTCTCCAGTCTTTGTAAACGGGATCATCGTAGTTTCTTTTCATGGTTCTTCAATCTTTACTATTCTTATGTCATGAAAAATATCTTTTATAAAATTTAAAGTTTCTATAGAATGATCTGATCGTAGTATTTTACCCGCAAGCTTGTGCATTGCTTTATAGCAAGCGTCATCTGGATTTTCTGCTTCAACAAATATTATTGGTGTAGAACTATTGTAATCTTCTAGTTTATATTTTTTTAACCTTGGCATCACCAATGTCAATATCATGTGTACTTTGTAAATCTTCATTCTAGATCATGTTTTACCATCATTTTAACAAGTTCTTCAAAACTATGCTTAGGTGTCCATCCTAACTTTGTGTTCGCTTTACTACAATCACCTCTTAGATAATCTACTTCTGCTGGCCTGTAAAACTCTGGGTCTTGAACTACATAATCAGACCAATCGTCAACTCCAATTTCTGTAAATGCAACATTTAAAAATTCTCTAATTGTGTGTGTTTCTCCTGTGCAAATTACATAATCGTCAGGGCAATCTTGTTGTAACATCATCCACATCGCTTCACAGTAGTCTCCAGCGTATCCCCAGTCTCGAAATGCCTCAAGATTTCCTAATCTTAGTTTTGGGAATTTATTTTCTCCTACAATAATATCATCTTCATTAAAACTTGGAGTCACTGCACCTACATTTTTTGCCCATTTTTTAAATTCTCCAATCCATTTTGTAATTTTTCTTGTTACAAACTTCTCTCCTCTGCGTGGACCTTCGTGATTAAAAAGAATTCCGGCGCTTGCATGTAGACCATATCCTTCTCTGTATAGTCTAGTCATATAATGAGCAGCGCATTTTGCAATGGCATATGGACTTTGTGGTAAAAACTTTGTTTCTTCGTTTTGATATTTTATATTAGGTAATCTGTCATCAAAATCTTCTACTGATGGTCTTTCGTCATAATTACTACCGAACATTTCGCTACTACTAGCTTGATAGAATCTAGTATATGTCATCTTTGAGTCTACTAAACCTTGTAAAATATTTAGACATCCTTTTCCTGTTATATCCCAAGTCAACCCCGGTTGCTTAAAGGATACTGCAACATGAGATTGCGCGGCGAGGTTATAGACTTCATCTACATGTCCGTGGTATGTTAAGGTATTTAAAACACTAGATTGATCCGTAATATCTCCTTCAAGCAACTTAAATCTATTGTTATTAAGTACATGAGAAATACGTGTCGTGTTGTCTGTGCTGGTTCTTCTGGAAACGCCGTAGACATTGTAATCTTTTTTTAGTAAAAGATCCGCCAAATGGCTGCCGTCCTGACCTGTAACACCGTATATTATAGCTGTCTTCATTTTAGTCCTTGATTGTGTCCGAGTTTAAAAAAGGTTGATCCACCTGTCCGTCTGTATACTTGTGATAGCCCGAAAGTCTTTCTTGCTCTTTCTTCATTGCTAAACGCATCTTTTCCATTTCTATTCCGTATTGACTTGTTACATCTGGATTGCCCATAAGGTAAGCTATCCATCCAACAAGACTCTGTTTGCTATCTTCTAGTCTTTTTACTCTTTGCTCCCTCGTTGCTTTCATTTCTTTTAGCATCGAGTTTTTCTTGGTTTGTAATTCGCGATAGTCTTTATTTAGAGATTCCTGTGAAGCCTTCAGAGAAGCCGCCTGACGCTCCATGTTGAACACCATGTCTACATCTTGCTGATCTGGATCGCGCGCCCTCTCCGTTTGTATGAGACGCTCTAATGCAGATATCTGCTCAATGTTATCTTTGTTTTGCTTGAGCGACCTATTCATAAGCAATTCTAATTTTATTAAATCTACAACCTGTAATTCTTCTGTAGGTATAACATCATCGCGAAACTGTGAGATGATTCTAGCCCAGTGGTATCTGAAAAGCTTTAGCTCGTCTTCTGTGAATTGTTGTTTTACTTCTATCCAGTATGGTCTTTCATCAAGTTCAAACGCCGCCTGCTCTTCGCTAGAAACACCCACCTTGAACTTACGCTTGATGAACTTTTCTACGCTCTCAGGATCTCTGTCAAGCTGTGCCGCTATCTCTTCGTAAGACATAGTGCCTATGCTCTTTTCAATGATCGCTTCTTCTTCTTTGGAGATTCTACCCTTCTTCATAACCAATCTCCTGCATAATCTCTAATATTTTTTCATTTATCTCAAGTTTTCTGGTTTTACTTACATACACATTGTCTAATATTTTAAGGTAATCCATCCTCATGGAAGCAGGTAAGAGCCGGTCTATATTTTGTAATAAATAACTAGAGTCAACGTCCTCATCTCTCACTGAATATTTTTCAAAAGAATCTACTATTTTATCTTCGTAGTCTAACTGAGCAGGCTGTATAACCTTTGCTCGATCAGAGTCCGTGGTAGAAATGAAATAATTGTCTCTAATAAAGTTTTTTAGTCGATTAGATAGGTTGGAACTGAGGAAATTTTCCAACGGGCGTTTTTCATCGTATCGTTCAAGGGCTTCTATGCATATTATGTAAGACTCTTGTTTTATATCATCAATTGAATATCCATAAAACACATATTTAGCAGCAGTCTTATCTATTACCTTGTTCATTATTTTTAATACATATTCTTCTGTCATATTAGAGGGTATTTTCATTCTTCACCCCACATTAAAGCGCGCCATTTAGTTCCATTGTATCCTTCAAAGCACTTATCTTTCTTATTATATCTAATGCTTCCTTGGACGGGCTTTTTGTTATTTTGTAAGAGAATAGACCATAATTCATTTTGATCTATAGATTGTAAGCGGTCGTCTAATCTACCTAAGACCGTATTCTCTTGCAGTTCGACTGGATTGGCCGAAAAAGAGTCCTCTGAACATATAACACTATTAGGAAGTGTAAATAAATGTCTGTAATCTTCAGGTAAATAGCTTGATACGATGATCTTATGGTCATCTGGACAATCTATGTCTGGAATCGACCTAGAATTGAACGTTTTGTCGTCTAAGACATAGTGAAAACAATGCAATCTTTTAAGAAAGATTTGATCATCGTCTTTGATGAGTTCACCGATACCAAACTCTTCGTACTTATTTTTAAGTTCGTTTTTGGTAACGGCGATTTTATAGAATATATTTTTCTCAGGCTCGTATAAGTTTTTAAGATCGCTTTCATGGTTTAAATTTTTATATATAACACATTCATCGCAATCAACCAAAAGCAAAGATTCTACATCATTTGTCTTGACGGCTGCACTTACACGAATTTTTCCCACAATCATGGCTATTCCTTGATTTTTCCAGTAATTCTTCTAAATTTCCATCCTCTTTATCTATTTCACCCGCTATCTCAGCTTTAAGAGAGGCCGTTGACTTGCAGACAACTGTTGATTCTACTTTTTTAAATGTTTTTTTCATTTTTGTATCCTTTTTTATAAATCACATCAATCTATTATACACTTTTAAGGGAAAAAATTCTATTTTATTTATTTTGTCGATAAAAAATTGCCTAAAATAGATCGTCAGAGTACTATAGTACGACGAAATATGTCGGAATACTAAGAATTGATAGTTTTTTATAACGCAGTCACGTAAAAAATTTGTCCTGTTCGTGGCGCTTGGACGGCGAAAGCTAGATAAAAAATTAGATAAGATTGTTAGGAGTTGGACGCAGGTATTACCCGTACCTGCTACATTTGGCAGACGAACGGTTCTGGTAACAGAAAATTTTATAAAAATATAAAGTTGTGAGTTGTTAGCTCTCACCCACACCTCAAGCAAGCGTCTGGTTTGTGGCTCACTAATTAGTATTTCATACCCTGCCGGGACTTGCTTGGTAGGATAAAAGCTAGGGGTTTAGATATACACATGAGGATAACATATGTTTTTTAGTCAGATTCGACAGGATGAAGCGGCGAACTATTTACTGGATAAAGATAACGGATATTTTCTTGATATTGGGGCTGGAACTAATTTTGAGACCAACTGGAGACCGCCCGGATACCACAGCGATACTTTATTTTTGGAAAAGCAGAGAGGTTGGACGGGGATCTGCATAGACTTGGAACAGTACTGGATTGATTCTAGCAAGCTTTTTAGAAGTTGCGATCTAGTAAGGGCCGATTTAATTGAAGAAAATATTAACGATATACTTGAAAGATGTAATTGTCCAGATACTATAGATTATATTTCAATGGATGTAGATGCGGTTCAAGACAAGGTTTTCAACGACTTCGATTTTGATAAATACAAATTTAAATTTATGACAATTGAGCATAATCTGTATCTATCCAAGGATAATAAAAGTAATTTCGCCGTTGAGTGTGAATCTTGGAGATCCAAACTACACGACCTTAAATATAGATTATTAATTAAGAATGTTATTTTTGACGGGCATGGTCCCGTCGAGGATTGGTGGGTTGATCAGGAGTTATTTGATAGACATAGCGACCTACAGGCTTCAGACATAAATTGTAAAGATATAAAACTATGATAGAATCACCGTGTACTCGTCACTGTGGCTTAAATACTGATGGTATCTGCGTAGGGTGCGGAAGGACAGTGAGAGAACTTAGGATATGGAGTAACTGTAATGACGAAGAAAAACAAAAAATCGTGTCAGAAAGTCATTATAGACTCGGACGTATGCAAGATGTGCGGAACAAAGGTGTTCATCAAGATGACGAAAACTAAATATAAATGCGTACTATGCAGATCGGTTAAAACAGAGAGGAAATAATGCACGTAACGGAACTTACTGAATCACACATTGACGAGTTGAAAGAATACATTGAGATCAATGAACTTGGACATATAATAACAAAAAAGAAAAATACATATAAATCAAACAGTATGAGAAATGGGCTTAGTGGAGACTCCAGAAGTAAAATCGGAAAACGAAGAGGAGGAAAAACTAAATATGGATATAATGTTTCTTTCAAGTTTCCAAGTGATGGCAATAAAATAACATGTAGAGCTAGAGAAATTGTATGGGTTTTAAATAACGGCGTTTACGACCCCGCTATGACAGTTAAACCAAAAAATGACGATCTATTTGACGACAGAATAGAAAACCTTTATCTTGAAAAAAGATGCAACGGAAGACCCCCTAAAACCAAAGACTCAAAAAAAAGAACAAGAAACGATCTTGGTCTTTCCAGTAAAGAAATCAAAACTGCGATTGAATTAAAGAAAAAGGGATTCACTTGGAATGAAATATCTAAAAAAATAAATCATAGCGTGGCAACAGTCAAGAAATGGACTAAGAAAAACCCAGATTTTAAACCCGCCTTTAATACAGCAGTCTTAACAGGCAAAAAGAAATACAATCTAGAAAATTTAGACGAGGATTGCGGAATCTATTGTTTAGCGATGTATCCAACTGGCTTTGATTTTAAAAATAGTGCATGTAAGTTCTATATAGGCTCATCCGTTAATATCAAAAAAAGAATCCAGTCACATATACGAGAGCTAAAAAACAACAATCACTACAACGAACATTTTCAGGAATGTTTTAACGCCAGTATGCAGCTTCACGCATATCTATTAGAGCCTTGCGATGAAAAGGACTTGCTAACAAAAGAAGAACAGTGGCGATCTAAATACTGCGAGGGGTCTTTGTTTAACAAAAACAGAGCAACAACTATAGAAGAAATGAAACCTTGGCTAGAAAGAGCCAAAAATAAAATTTTTACAGAGAATAAATACACTGTAAATGAAGATACGGGCTGCTGGGAGTGGAATGTTCTTGACGCAAGCAAAGGATATGGAAACAAGATAGGTGTCAGTATAAACTGTGTTCAAAAGTTTATTTTGCCGCATAGACTATCTTACTACATTCACAAAGGCGAGTATCCTGAACTTATTCGCCACAGATGTCACAATAAATGTTGCGTAAATCCAGATCATCTTGAGGAGGGTAGTCACAGGCAAAACGGTTTGGATAATTCAGAACAAATAAGGCAAGAGTTTGAATATTGGTGGTTGAGATACGAGCGAAACATTGAAAAATTGACACAGCATTTTGATTGGAGTACTGTGGGGACGGCGCTTAGTTGGGAACGAAAACTTGGAATCAGAGAAAAATATCCAGACATATACTGGGAAAACTCAAAATATATGTCTCCAGAGGAAAAACAAAAACAAGAAGAAGAAAAAGAAATTCGCCGTAATGCAAAAACCAAGAGGCAAATAGAATTTGAACACTCCTTAAAGTATAAAGAACGAGCAGTAAATTTAAAAAGACGATTTGGAGGAAATGCAGTAGAGATATCAGAGTATCTAGACTTGCCATACGGAGATGTTTGTAAGATGGTAAAAGATGCAGAAGATCCTTGGAGAACACTGTGGGAATGTGATTGGTTTTTAAATCTCAAAATACGTTACGATGATATAACTGTAAAGTTTATTGAAAATTTACAGAAGCTACATCCTGAGTACGCAAAAGATATAGAAGATCATTTTGGGTGGAAGATGTTTCCAGTTGAAGCTGGTCTCTTTACTGCGTTCCGCAGTGCAAAATGGGATCGAAAACGGAAAAGGGTTCTAATAGAATCAACATAGATTACCTATATATGTATGTAATAGGTTTAGGTGTTACACAGCTTCGCAGTGGATGATCGCAATTAAACCACCCCGGCTTTTTTGAGGAGTTACGGTACTTAAAGATTACAAGTTATTATTGCCTATCGACGTAAGTGCTTGCTGTGTATACACTTAGAGCATATCTATCAGCCGCCGCCGACGTAAGTCCTTACGTAGCAACAACTTACGACGATATATTTATTTCTAAAATAATCCTAGAATAACTGCACACACCTATTGACAAATGCCGATAAGTATGTATAATGGGAGACATAACAAA